GTGTGGGACGTGCGTGGAAACTTATAAACTCACAGCGGAAATACTAGGAGGTCTCAATGGGAGTACCAAAGAAGCCCCGACTAAAAGCGCCAAAAAAGGCCCTAACCCACCCAAAAAAGGGCGAACATCAACTGGGCAAAAAGAACTACTTCGCCCAACTGATGGAAACCGAGGAAGGAAGGGCACTGCGCCGTGAGTGGTCAACTAGGCCACGCAAGAATGGCGGTAGACCCGTGGGCAGTATTGACGGTTATACATTAGAGGCACTCAAGCCAATCCGAGAGCAGTCCAGAAAGGACGCAGAAAGGATCGTTGCGATCATGTCTGAAGAATACAATATTGATGACACCTATGCCATTGAGGCACTCAAGACGGCTGTCGAGATTATGCGAGAACCAGCCCAGAACCGAGATAAGCTAACCGCTGCTCGAATGGTCTTGGATTTCACTAAGTCTAAACCAACAACCAAATCAGAAGTGACAATCGGTCAAGCAGAAGCCTTCCTCAGTTCGCTCTTGGAGGGCGACGAAGAGGAAGAGCAACTAGATGACACAGGCCCAGACAGCGAAGAATAAACTGAAGGAGGTGCGTAAGCGTCTCCTAACAGACTTCAATTTCTACTCACGGAATGCCTTAAAGATCAGGACTAAATCAGGCGACATCCAGCCGCTAAAGCTGAACAATGCACAGACAATATTAGACGATGCTGTGCGTGGTCAGATGGCATCTGAAGGTAAAGTCCGCGTGATCATCCTAAAGGCACGTCAGCAGGGTCTCTCAACCTATGTGGGTGGCTACCTGTACTATTCTGTGTCTCAACGCCCAGCCGCTAAAGCTATCGTTGTGACGCACCACTCAGACAGTACCCGTGCCCTCTTTGATATGACTAAACGCTACCACGACAATTGCCCACCTATCCTCAAGCCCCACACAAAATACAGCAGCCGCCGAGAATTGTCTTTTGACGTTCTCGACAGTTCGTTTGTGGTTGCTACAGCGGGTGGTGAAAGCATTGGTCGTGGGGAAACCTTGACCCATGTTCATGCATCCGAGATTGCATTCTGGACTAAGAGTACCGCCCTTGAAAACTGGAATGGGATGACCCAAGCGGTCCCCAACACAGAAGGCACGGCAATCTTCGTTGAGAGCACTGCAAATGGTGTGACAGGTGTGTTCTATGATCTCTGGCGCGGCGCTGTAGAGGGCACCAACGGTTACGTTCCCGTGTTCATCCCGTGGTTCGCTGATGCCACCTACCGTGAGCCAAAACCTGACAACTTTGAAAGAACTCCAGACGAGGAGGATATAGCTGCAGAGTTTAACTTAGATGATGAGCAGCTTATGTTTCGTCGCCGTAAGATCGCCCAGAACGGAATTGATCTTTTCCGTCAAGAGTACCCGTCATATGCGGATGAGGCGTTCCTGACCACTGGTCGCCCAGTGTTCAACCAAGAACCACTCCAGAAGCGCATAGATCATACTGAAGACGTGAAGCAGCGCCTTGCACTGGAGACAGACGAGTGGATGCCAAACCCACGTGGTGAACTGTCAGTCTTCCACCCACATGTGGAGGGTGAGCAGTACGTGATTGGTGCCGACGTAGCTATGGGTGTCAGGGGCGGTGACTACAGTGTCGCTCAGGTCCTCGACAGTAAGAAGCGGCAGGTAGCTACTTGGCGTGGTTCAGTCCACCCAGACTACTACGCCCAAATCCTCTTCCACTTGGGGACGTACTACAATGAGGCCCACATCATCGTGGAGAACAACTCCCACGGTATTCTGACGTGTACTCGACTGGGTAAAGACATGAGCTACCCCAACTTTTACACTGAAGTTCAGATGGACAAACTGACTGATCGTGAGACGGTCAAGTTAGGCTTTACGACAACATCAAAGAGCAAACCACTGATCATCGATGAGTTAAGGGCAGCTGTCCGTGATGAGGCAATTGAACTGAATGACAAGGTCACACTACGTGAGATGCTCACATACATCGTCACCGAGAGTGGCTCAATGGAAGCTGAGGGCGGGTGCTTTGATGACTGCGTTATGAGCCTAGCCCTAGCCAATCATGTCCATCAGGGCATCTGGACGCCAATTGAGGCAAGCGACACATATTACATAGAGATGGTCTGAACATGACAGAATATAAGAAACTGGATGACGATGAGATTGCAGTCGTCCTCGACAGCTGCATCCGTCGATCTACAGGCTATTACGACAGTCAGATTTCACGTGAGCGTAAGAAGGTTGTCGATTACTACAACGCCACACTTCCACGCCCAGCGCACGATGGTAATTCCAAGTACGTCTCAATGGACGTGTACGATGCTGTAGAGAGTATGAAGGCAGTTTTGCTGGAGACATTCTCAGCCGGACACAAGGTGGTGCGCTTTGCCCCACAAAACGCCGACGATACCATCATGGCTGAGGTTGCTAGTAACTACGTGGACTTTGTGGCTAACCGCCAGAACAGCCTCTTTAGTGTCATGCAGACTGCCATTCACGATGGCCTCATCGCCCGTGCGGGTTTGGCTAAAGTATATTGGTGTACTCAAGACGAAACTACCAATGAACAAGTCTCGCAGCTAACCGAAGATGAACTAGACAATCTACTAGCGCAAGACAACATTGAAATCGATGAACTTGAGCAGGATGCCACTGGTCTCTACTCTGGCACACTGGCTGTCACCCGCGACACATCGCAGGTCAAGATCGACAGTGTAGCGCCAGAAGACTTCCTGATTGAGCCACAAGCAAAGTCACTGAACGACGTATCCTTCTGTGCAGAGCGTATGCTCCTGTCAATCTCAGACCTACGTGAGATGGGCTATGAGGACGACGTTCTTGATGAGATTGGGTCGGGTGAGGACTACTCTTCTGACACAGACCCAGAGGTCTTGGCCCGCTTTGAAGAGATTGGTAATGATGGGGGCGCAAGTGCCAACGCCTATCAAGACCAGACACGGCTAATCACTCTCTATGAGTGTTACGTTGATATTGACTGTGAAGGCACTGGTGTCAGTGAACTATACAAGATTACAAAGGCTGGTAATGTCATTCTCGACAAAGAGAAGGTCACTCGAAAACCCTATATCGCCTTTATCCCACTACCAGTCCCACACGCCTTCTGGGGTAACAACTTTGGCACCAAGGTCGTCCCTACTCAGAACGCTCGAACAGTCCTGACACGGTCAATCCTTGACCACGCCATGATCACTAACAACCCACGCTATGTCGTCACGAAGGGTGCACTAACGAACCCCCGTGAACTTATTGACAACCGAGTGGGGGGGATTGTGAATGTAACCCGACCAGACGCCATTCTGCCCATGCCACAAGCACCTCTGAACCCGTTTATCTTCCAGACCATAAAAATGCTGGACGATGATAAAGAGGAAACCAGTGGTATCTCACGCCTGTCCCAAGGTTTGAACAAAGACGCCATCAGTCAGCAGAACTCTGCCGCTATGGTTGAGCAGCTGGCAACTATGTCTCAGCAACGTCAGAAGATCATTGCCCGCAACTTTGCAAACAACTTCCTGCGTCCTCTCTACAGTCTTGTCTACCAACTGGTAGTAGAGAACGAGGACCAACAGAAGATCGTTGATCTCGCTGGGCAGTTTGTCCCCATCAAGCCCTCTCAGTGGGCCGACAAGCGGGACGTGACTGTTGAGATGCACCTTGGTTACGGTGAGCAGGAACGTGAGGGTCAGAAGTTCATGGCCATGCACCAGCTGCTGTCTGCAGACCCATCACTCGCGATGATCTACAGCCCCCCTGAGAAGCACAAGATGCTGACACGTATCTTAGAACAGTCAGGCATCAAGAATGCAGCTGAGTTTCTCAAGGACCCGAAGACAATTGAACCACCTAAGCCATCGCCGCAAGAAGAACTGCAGATCAAAATGCAGCAACAGCAACTGGACATCCAAGAACGCCAGACCAAGCTAGGTGAACTCAAAGCGCAGAACGACGCTGAAATGGCACGTATGAAACTCGAACTTGATAAACTCAAAGCCGAGCGTTCATTCGCAGTGCAGTCAGATGGCATGGACCTCAAAGAGTCCCAGCTTGAGCACAAGCGCTTCATTGACAACGCCGAGTTGGAAATCTTGAAAACCACGGAAGACCTCCGAGGCATTGCAAGTCCAACAGGATAAACGCCAACCACATGACAACCAAAGAGGCGGCCCACAGTGGTCGCCTTTTTGCATTTCTAAGGATAGCAAATGAACGAACAAGAAGAGCACATGGTTGCGCTAGGCACAGATGCCGAGGCGCTACTATCTACAGCTGTATTCACTAATGTTGTGAACACACTGACAGAGCAATCATTCCAATCATTCGTCAACACAGAAACCGCAGACGCCACAAAACGTGAGCGGCTGTATGACCACTATCGCGGTATCGTGGACGTGGTCGAAACCCTGAGACACTGGGTAACTGTGCGTGATGGTATTCTAACAAATGCAGACAACCTGCAAGAGGAGGTGGACCATGAGTAACGTCCAACAAACCAACCTTGAACCGCAGCTATCACTAGATATAGATGATGCTGCAGACGCCATTTTAGACCGCTGGGCAGACGGAGAAATCCCATCTGCGGAGGAGGAACTAGAGGCAACACCAGAACCCGTCGAAGAAGAAGAGACAGAAGACGATACTGGTGAAGACGATGAAGATGATCAAGCGCCCGAAGACGAAGAAGATACTGACACAGACCCTGACGACGATGAGGAAACCGAAGACACTGACGATGACGAAGAGGAGGTTGAAGAGGATACCACTGGTATCACCGACGACACTCTCATTGAAATCCAGATCGACGGTGAATCCAAACAGGCATCTGTGAAAGATTTAAAGCGACTTTTTGGCCAAGAAGCATCTTTAACCCGCAAGTCTCAAGAAGTTGCTACCAAGCGAAAAGAGGCCGAAGAGGCCATCGTAAAAGCAGATGCATCATATCGCAAACTTTTGGAAAACGCTGAGGCCCGCTTCAAACCTTACTCTGACGTGGACATGCTACTTGCTAGTCGCAATCTGTCCACAGAAGATTTCACACAGCTACGGCAGGACGCCAAGGCGGCGGAAGAAGACCTAAATTTCCTACGCCAAGATGCCAATGACTTCTACCAGAACCAACAAGCCTCCACACAGCAGCAACTACAAGAGGCTGCAAAGGAATGCTCACGCATTTTGGAGGCTGAGGTCGAGGGCTGGGGGAACGACATGTATAACAACATTCGCTCCTACGCTGTGAAGCAAGGTCTGCCTCAAGAGGCTGTTGATAAGTACGTTGATCCAACTGTGATCCAACTACTGAACAAGGCCCGTCTATACGACGAACTGAAGTCAACTGCGGACGTAAAGAAGTCCAAGGCCAATGTCGTTAAGTCCAAAGGCAATAAGAAGGTTCTCCGCTCCAAGAAGGCCCCACTAGGTCAAGAAGAGACCAAACGTGCCCGACTGCAGAAGAGCCAAGATAAGCTAATGTCAAACCCCAGCCGCTCTGGCGATTTGGATGACATTGCTGATGCACTTCTCGCCCGCTGGCAGCAATAAACTAGTCCCAATAATCCAACCTTTCCAAGGATATACCTTAAATGACTACCTACACCACCTATGACCAAGTCGGTCGCGCCGAGTCGGTAAGTGACGTAATCTCAAACATTACCCCAACTGACACTCCTTTTCACAGTATGGTCAAAGACGAGAAGGTTGCCGCCCGCACGTTTAGCTGGCAGGAAGATAGCCTTGATGCCGCTGGTGCCAACGCCCAGATCGAAGGCGCAGACGCCACTATGGGTACGCTGACTCCAACTGTTGAGCGGTCCAACACAACACAGATCATGTCAAAAGCTTTTCAGGTGAGCGCAACGTCGGATTCTATCAAGACTTATGGCCGTGCCAAGGAAACTGCCTACCAATTGGGTAAGGCACTCCAGAGCCTAAAAAAGGACGTAGAGTATGCTCTGGTCGGTGTTGATCAGGCGGCTGTCACGGGCACTAGTTCCGCTGCACGTCAGATGGCATCTGTGTCCCAGATGATCACTAACACAACAGCATCTGCGGATGGTGTACTTAATGAGACCAACATCCTGACAGCTGGTCAGGCTGCGTTCAACGCTGGCTCCGATCCATCGGTCCTGATGATCCGTCCTGCGGATGCTCAGACAATCGCTGGTTACACATCAGCCGCTGGTCGTAACCGTGAGGTC